TCAATTTCTTTTTTGGTTAGAGTGTAATTTTCTATTTTATTCATACCTTTGCATTCTCCCGGATTTCATTGAAGTCCATTGTAGCTTCCGGTAAGTTAAACAATTTTGTCTTCGGGTCTCCGAGGTAATAAGTTACCCAATTAGAAGTGTCGAAAGGTTCTGCCGGATTCCAGCCTTTTTTATTTTTTTGGGTAGCTGGGTCTTTTTGAACATTTTGCCAGATTCCCGTTCTTTTAATTTGATACATTTTTTCAGACCAAGACATGTCATCCCTGGAAACATTTTGAAGTAATCCTCCTCCCATTCCGACTGCCAGGTTTTGCGGAGAAAATCCTTCTTTAGCAGCGGCTGAGTAGAGTTCAGTTATTTTTTCTGGATTCATCCCGTCACCCTGGATTACATTAATTCCATTTAAAACTTTGAATCCTTTTTTATTTAATGTGTATCCCCAGGCCTTCTCACACTCTCTTAATGCGAACATTGGTTCATCAATATAATTTCCTGAATCCGGACGAATACAAGCCATCTTCCCGGTTTTACGAATCTTTTCAATCATTTCCGGATTACACCAAACTTCTTTAACCAGTCTGCGGTAATCGTATGTATCGGAGACAAATGCGAATAGTGAATCATTTTCATCCAAACTGTCAATCATTTGAATTAAGGCCTCAGTTTCAGCCCCCATTCCTTTTCCGAAAGCAGTTACTGTGGAGTGCTCTGATGCCCTGACAGAACAAGCCAACTCCTGAACCGGTATTCCGTACAATTCATTTCCAAGGTCAACGGCCTCCATGGTGTCAGTTCCTTTGAAATTAATCAAGTGGGCCAGCCCACCCAATGCAGCAGACTCCCCGCTGGTTGCTCCCCTGGCACCGAAGTCGTGTAACCGGTAGTCGAGTGTCCAAAAGTCCTCTGGGTTAACTGCCTTCTCGTACAACCCCTTCAGCATCACTTTGATATTCCGGCTCAATGTTCCAACGGTTGAAGGATACCAAACTGAGCGTTGTAAGGAGGTTTCGAGCCAACCTGGCAGCCAAACTAAATCTGGGTCGTTACATTCGATAATCACAACTGGTTTATTATAGGTGTTTTGAACAGAACCTTCTTTAACTCCGTAGATGTTTATCGGTAATTTCCCCCGGTAATGATTGATAATTTTAAGGAATCCAGCCTCTGGGAATGGGTATTTTTTCCCTAAAACATTGAAAGTGTCCCAGATTCGTTTGGCCTTAGCCATGTCGGACATAGTAATTCTTTGAGAAAGATAGGTTTCAACGAAATAGGTTATTCCGAATACGATGAATTCGTTTATGGTGGCCGAGAGTTGTTTTCGAGGAGCTATATAGAAGCGGGAGGCTTCAGCATCCTTGGGTAAAAGTTGAAAGTGACAACCTTTGTAGGCGTCAGTGCTTATAAGTAAATTTTTCATAAATAGTGATCTATAATTATTCTTGCCCCTGTCGGGATTGTTTTTTTAAAAGTAACATCGTTACCTATTTGTATAAATGTGTTTAGCCAGCTTTCAAAACCTGCTTTTTCTAAATGCTGTACACCGTCGTTTATCCATGCTTTAAATGCTATTCCTCCGGTTGATATTGTGTAAGTTTGTCCAGCCCCTATAAATGACGTTGAATCTATTGACTGTAAAATATTTTCAGGTTTTCCAATAATAAAATCATCCTGAGTATCATCTGCTTGATTCCAATTTGCCTGAACGTTTTTTTCTGCATCGGCTGCAATTCCTGAAAGTTTAGATTTTTCTAATGTCGTGAAATTTTCCTCAGTCAATCCAAAACCAGGTTGAACTTCTACTTTTTTTAAATTAAGTTCTGTTACATTATCTTTTGTTTTAGAAAATGCATTTCTTAAAGGATCTCCTAACCCATCATTTGGTGTGGATATGTTTACGTTTAATATTAATGCCATGGGAAACTATCTTCAATATTAATACTATGTTCTTGCAATTCTGGAAGATTTTTGTCTGAAACATATTCCTTAAAATTAGCCTCAACTCCTGCGATCAAAGATAGGTATTTCAAAGTTAATCTTTCAATTTCCGAAGCTTCTAAATTCACCAAATTTTCACTGGATATTTTATGAATACCATTTTCAGAAACTTTATAACTTCCAAAATCTACGAATAAAGCACTTGTGTAATAAGAAAGAAAATCTTTAATATAATCATTAAAAATAATTAAGTACTCACCTGCCAAAGCATCTGCATCAAAATCAGCATAAATCTTGTCGTATAATTTTAATCCTAAAAACGCTTTTAAATGCGTTGTTTGAGCGATAAAAATCATCGGCTTCATATTGTCAATATCAATGGTTCCATCGAATTGAGTCAATGAAATTACATCGGCTGGCTGTATAAAAAGTTTTATTTGGCTCATTTTGTATTTGTATCTAAATTATCACTATCAAAATTTTTGCAATCTAAAACAGTTGACGGTTCAATTAATTTAAAAACTTTTTGTAGCTCGCTTAAAATTACACGTCTATCTGGATTAATTTTTCTACGCATTACTGATTTTGTGGCCACTGCGATTTCGTCTGCATTTGAACTAAAACCAGTTTTTGAACCGGCTAATAAAATAGCAGGATACGAGTGCGCGATTAATATTTTTCTTTCCGCTTCTTCGGTATAATTAACATAAGTTGCATTTACATTTGGTGGATCGACATTATCAACTATCACTGCGTTTTCTATTGTATTACCAACAGATACAACCAATCTATGTCCATCTATTCCAGAAAATTTATCTCTTAATTTTGTAGCCGCCTCATCTTTTTGTGTATCTGTAAGTCCGCGACCTCCAGCCCAATTAATTAATTTTTGTCCAGAAAAGCCAGTCTTAATGTCGCTAAATGAGTGTTGCGCCATAAGCCCCTCATCTTGCGCCCAACGTAATGCAGGGAACCAATGAGGCCTAGGAAACAAAGGTTCATTTGAAGGCCTTACAATTCTTAAAATAGACACTCCATTTTCCGGCTTTTCACCATCAAACTTTTGATAAAATTGCGGCACATACTTCCATTTTTTGCACCAATCGTATGAATACCAATAGCCATTTATTACTTGATTTTCATTTACATTTAATCCAATTGTTTCAATTGGTTTATGGTAAATTTTAGCTGGTTTATCAAATCCCCAAACAATTTCAAAAGTACAGGCTCCTTGTTTTTCATAATCCAAAACTGCTAAATTGAAATCCTGTTCTGAAATATTTATGTAAGGATTATGAGTATTTGACGTGTCAATTAACCCCTCACCAACTACTAAATTTGAAATATCATTTATACACGCGCTATTAGTTACGCTGTCATCATACGCGTCGCCAAATAGTTTGTAGTTTTCATTATTTACCCCGTTTAATATATATTTTGTACCCACAATAACCTCTTTTATGGAGGGCATGTAAGCCGAAAAAGTCATTAAATGAAGCGTTGAGTCGTTTGTTTCGATGGTGTGTAGTTTTGAATGTCGGTTAATTCATTTACAACTATCATTTTTCCTAAGTAAATGATTTTTGTATTATTTGAAATAGATATTTCGTACTTATTCCCAGCTTTAAAATCAACATTTGAAGCTAAAGTAAATAATAATCTATCGTTTTTTATTGTCCAAGTTAAAGTTTGAGTTATTTCAACTTGTGAAAATTCATTTATTGCTGTAAAAATTAGTACATCCCCTATGGTTGGCACGATTCTAAGAACCGCGCTCAACTCAAAAGGTGTATTTAATTTTATAACTTTCATTATACAGCGGCTGCAATAAGCGCGTTATAAGCAGTTACTCCAGCAGCTGCCAAAGTGTAAGCAAATGAAGGCTCAATTGTATTAGCTGTAAATAAGAATCCTTGTGCGTCTGTACTTTCCACTACACTTGTAATGTCAGCACCGTTAACCGCTCCTGCAACTGTAATGCTTCCATCGTTATGCTCAAAGAAAACGTTGAACACGCCGTCAAGCAAGGCTTGTGCATCGGTTACGTTTGTAATTCTATCACAATACATCAAAGCGAATGTTCCAACTCCTGTCTTTTGACCTGTCATTGTAACCATATCTTTTGCGGCTGTTTCGATGAAATTGTCCGCTGTGTTTTTTACTTCAAAACGATAAACATCTGTAATTCCTACAGGCAAAGCTATAACGCCTGTTGCCGTATTTTGGATTATACTAGTACTATCCCATACTGCAAATCCAATCGCTTTGTATCCTTTTGGTTTTACAAAGCCTGTTTTTTTTCGTGACGCTGTGAGCGTTGTTCCACATGTTGGCATATCTTTTTATTTTTTAAATTAAATTTTTAATATATAAATCAACTTCGCAAATGTGTGAAGTTTCATTTTCTGAAATATTTTTTAAAACTCCGAATGTTTCTACGTTTTCTCTTTTTTCAACTAAAGAATTAATTTGCTTTTTTAAAATATTTACAATATCAATCATCGGTTTTTTAACCTCAGATTTTAAAACAATCAAGCTTAATTTTTCAATTGAATTGTAAGCAGGAAATGTACTTACTAAAGGTTTTTTGTAACCAATAGGTAATTTATTCGCTGGCAAACAATTGAGAATCCCTAAGTTAATTCGTGACATAAATTTTTTGTATTAAAAAAGCCCCTCTGTTGTAGAGAGGCTTTGTTTAGAATAATTATAGATTATCCTCCGTAAAGAGTAATGTATCTTTGATTAGTAACCCAAGTTGCCATTGTTTGGATGTTTTTAATAAAACGCTCCATTGCACCGTTAGCCATTGGCCCGATTTGCAAAGATGACATATCTGATTTTAAATCCATCAAAACCTTCAAGTAAACAGGAATTGTTAAAACTCTGAATCCAACAAGCGGTACAAATTTCACTTCGATACCATTGTAATATGCTTTTTCATTTACGCCAGTTCCTTCGAATAAGAAGTTTTGATTTGATGCTGCACCAACTGAGTTGTTTGCAATTTTCATCAATTGTTTGTCCCCAAGAGGTGCAAAAATCAATGCAGGATTAACTGTATTGTTAACTACTTTTTGATCACCTGCTGCGTATAGCTTACCGTATTCAGCTGCTATCGTTGCACTGGTTACGGCTGCAATAGACAATACTTTTTTGTAGTCACCTATTCCTGCACCCGGTACAGTTTTAGATTGTGAAGCATTATACAAAATTGTAGCTGGTAATGAATCAACTAACGCTGTAGGCATGGCCGCAACCAAAGTTTGAGCACCTGCAGAAATAGAACCTTGTCCTGCTCCAGGCGTTAATGCCGCAATAGCCGCTTTTGTAGCTGTAGTTGCTCCGTTCCAAATCATTGTTTCAACCGCTTCTCCAATTGCTGGTGTTACGTCAATCAAAACTTTTCTGTCAAACTCGTCAGAAACGTGTTCGAACGCACCTGCCTTCATTGAACGCTCAAAACGAGATTGTAACAAAGTAGTTTCTTTGATTACGTCTTGGAACTCAAAAGATACCAAATTAACAGGTGATTTTTGAACTGCTAAATCAATGTTTCCTGTAGCAGTAACTCCTGCTGTAGTGGCTGCGATTGCAGTCACAGAAACTTTGCTTTCATAAACATCTGTACCGGATTTGTGTCCTTCTTGAATATCAATAACAGCCTCTCTAAAAGTTGCTGAATCTTGGTATAATTCGGATTGGATTTCTTCCAATTCCGTTTGGTTCACTGCTGAACCTGAATAGGTAATTGCCATATTTTTTTATTTTTATTTGTTTCGGTTAAATTTTACTTTTTGTGCGTTGGTCATTTTTTCATAAGGAACTTCCTCAGCTAAAATGATTGGTTTAATTTTTCTTGCTTCAATCAACTCAGATTCAAGATTCACAAGTTTAGCTTCTAATTCTGGAATCACTGCCTCGTTAGCCATTTTAGTTTCGGTTGCTTCGGTCAATTTCGCTTCTAAATCAGCAATTTTAGTTTCTAATTCCAAGATTTTAGCATCTTTTTCATCGTCAACTGGTTCTGGTGATGGTTCATCTTCTACCGGTTCGATTTCAGAAATAGCCCCCATATCATCGGTTTTGTACTTATTTTTTTCGTACTCAAATTCAGCGTTAGCCATTGGATTGCCGTCTTTATCGGAAATAATAGCTCCCAATTCTAAAGACGAACCAAAGAAACCGTTTCCGTAGTCAGTCATATCGGCAAATTTAAAAGCTGCTTTAAAAGCTTCAATTGCCAAAGTAATTAATCCTTTTTTGTTCATATCGTGTTTATTTAATTTTACTTCTTCTGGAAATAATTGACCTTCAATAGAAAGTCCTTTTAAATTTCCTAATTTAATATCGTTCCAAACTGCGTCATTATCGATTTTATAACCTCGCATTAATGTACCTTCTGGAACATCGAAACCCATTTTAAAAGATTTATCGATTTGTTTATCGTCAACTATCCAAGATTCAAAAGCAAAAACCCCTTCAACTTTTTCATTTGAATGATTCAGATTAACAACTTGAACACCTCCTTTTCTGTTAAAATCGATTAGTAACTCTTTTATAGTTTCTTTTTCAAAATATACGTGTGCTGGTTCGCCTTGAATATCTTTGCGAAAAATCATTTTATTTGGAATCAAGGCGGGTGCATAGATAATTCTTTGCTCTTCGTCTTGAAATGTGAACTCTTTTTCTTCGCTAAACGCCATTAAATTACTTTGAATAGCTGGATCGGTTACTAATGATTCAGCAAATAATCCTTTATAATCTTCTGGTTTTGTAAGTTTATATACTTTCATAATCTAATTTTAAACGACAAAAAGCCTACTCGAAATTAATCAAGTAGGCTTTAAAGGTCTTTTAATACGGTTTTCAAAATGGCTAAATTTTGGTTTTGTGCAACTTCACACAATTATTTAGAACAAATATATATAAAAATATAATTACTTGTACGTTAAATTTGAAAAAGTTTTCCCTGATTCTGTCATTACATAGTTTTTTTGTAATTTATAAAGCGGAACAGGCTTAAAATCTTGGGTAATTACAAAGGCATAACAATTTTTTGTGTAGTTATCTGAACTATCATCAAGATCTGCCACGTGGTTATAACCAAATGTTTCTTTAAAAAAATCGCAAAAAGCTTCGTATTCAACGTCTCTTTCGACTACTTGATATTCATGACCCAACGCTTTATTATATTGGCGTTTTTCAATAATTGTTCTAAGTGCAAACATAGTTTATGTATTTATGTGTTTATAATAATCAAAGATATTAAAAATATTTTAATTAGCACCTCCAAAACTATTTTGTTTAACTAAATTGGCGTCTAAACTTTGCTGAGTCGTAACCTCTGATCCTACTACAAAAGCTTTTATGATTGGCGCTTGTCCTTGTGCATTATTTATCGACGTACTTATTTGATTTTCACTTGATGCTTGAAATCCTGTTTGAGGCGTCGCGCTTATACCTTGTGAACTTGGCAGGCTTGGTGCGCTTGGCGCTGAACCACCGCCAACTGATTGTAAGGCTTTTGCCGAAGCCGCTGCGATAGACGTAATAGATAAACCGCCTTGTATTGTATTTTTTGTTTGCAATCCTATACCAGCTATTGGGCCTAATCCTAATGGAGGTGGCGCAATAGCAGCCATGTTGGCCGCCTGTGTGTCTTTTATAACGCTATAAATACCAACCCCTGCCGAAGCGATTATGCCCGCTTTTTGTATAGCTTTGTTTTTACCTGCTAATTGCCCTAATAAATCAATTGATTTTGAAGCGATATTAAAATTAGCATTTGCGATTACTTGCTTTTGCCTGCTCGCTTCTTCTTCTATTTTTATTTCAGAATCATACTCGCCCTGTATGCGAGCTATTTTATTTGCTCCAGCCTGTTCTTCTTTTTCTGTTTGCTCTTCTTCTTTTTCGTCTTTATAAGCAGCTACATCGGCAGCATCTTGTTTTGCCTGTTCGTTTAATTCAAAAGCTTTTTGTGCATCATTTTTTATTTTTTCTTCGGCTAATTTTTCATCATCATCTGATTTTTTCTTCGCATCGTCAATAGCTTTTTGCCTTCTTTTTTCGGCTTCTTCATTTGCTTTTTCTGCGTTTTCGGCCTGTATTTTTCTTTGCTCGTCGCCTCTACTATATTCAATTGCGGCTAATTCTCGATTTAGTCTTTGACTTAACGCGATTTGATTCGCTCCATCTTCTTTAATCGCCTCATTATACGCGTTTTTAGCCTCAATCTTTTGTTTGGTAAATTCGTCTAGTTGGTCCCCATGTTCAGCTAAAAATTTTTTATTTAAGGCAATTGAAGCGTCCGCATTTGCTCTCATTCTATCCACTGCTCTGTCCGCTTCGCTTGTAACTCCTATGAAATCCGTAACGCTTTCAACTATATTTCCAATAAATTTTCCAACGCTTGCAAGTCCTGGGACTACATTTAAAACTGCTTTTGATATTTTATCAAAATTAGTAACTACTAATGCTAATCCAACAACAAGCAAACCAATTCCAGTTGCTGCAATTGCGAATTTTAATGCTTTAAAGCCAGCGGTAGAAGTAGCAACCGATCCGGTAAATGCTTTTTGAACCATTGCGGCCAATCCGGTTGCGGCTGTATTAGCTTTTGTTACTAATGTACTTTGCGAAATCGTGGCTTTTAAAACCTGCCATTGGTCCGCTACGTTAGAAAGATTGCTAATCGCGTCACTAAACGCCATAGCGGCCTGAACTTTCAATAATTGCTTTTGCGTGTCCTCACTTTCTCCGCCAAACAAAGCCATTCCGGCCGTAACTCCTTGCAAGCCTGTTCCTGCAACTTGTGTTGCGGCCCCAAGTGCTTTGAACTTCTGGTCAGGATTAAATGACTCGCTTAAATCTTTTGCGAATCCTATTTGGTCTTTTAAGTTTGCAACCCCTTTTGCCGCATTAACCGCCTGTGTTGAGGTTTCTCCATATAATTGAATGGATTTTGTAAGCTCATTATTTGCCTCGCGTAATTGAGTCTTAAGCGTCTTATATGCTTTGTCTTGTTGGTCAACCGCTTGTGTCTGTTCCTCGGTTGCTGTTACTGTAGCATCGATGGACGCGCGAAAATTATCCGTATCTTTTTTAACTGAATTTGCGTTTGTACTAAAATCAATTACTACTTTTTCTTTGCTGGTTTCGTCTGCCATTTTATGTAAAATTTAATAAGTTCATTTTTGCTTTTCCAGTTGTAATATCGATTGTTGCATCGATAACCGAAAATCTATTTTCTTGCAACACGATTTCATTTTGCAATCTAAAACCGTCAGGAACTAATGACATTCCAGATACCGTTGTGGCATAATTTAAAACTAATTCGCTTGCCGGTAATTCTAATTCAAAACTTTGATTTAAAGTATTTGGATTTAAAAGCCTCTCTGTTTGTGTTTTATAAAAGTCATAATACAAACTTCTTAAAATTGATTCCTGAATTAAACTAAATCCAAAACTAAAACCGTTCGGGTGTACCGGACTTGTTTTAATGTACGAATACAAAGGAGCGGTTACTAATGCGCCTGTTAAACTTGTTTTTTGGAATCCTAAAACTTTGTCACCGCTTAAATTACGTAAAGCACACGCAAAAAATATAGTTAGTTCGTCAACATTTGGTTTATATCTTTTTTCTCCGCCTTCTAAAGTTTCCGGTGCGTCTGAATTAAAACCGTAGCTTGTAAATTCGTCTGTCATTCCTGATATTGGCAAAGTTTCTAAGATTGAAAATCCAGTTTCTACCTTGTATTCGTTTAAATTTTCGGTTGGTTTAATGGTTGGATATGTTGTTTGTCCAAATTCCAAACCTATTGCGGCTTTAAAATCAACATTTGATTTGTATTTTGAGGTCAAATGTTTAAAATTATAGTAATTGAAATCAGCCGGTAAGCTTTTTGTTATGTTTTTTGATACAATATAAGGCGTATAATCGACTACTTTTTTAGAAAACGCTTTGTTTTCAACTAATAAATCCTGTGGAGTTAGCCAAAAAAGTTTATCGTCGTTTGGTGAAGCGTCGAATATTGAAATATTAAACGTTTTAAAGAATGAATTTAAGAAGTCAACGCATTTTGTTTGTGGCAAAGCTTTAAATAAATCAATAATACCCCCACCTGATTGCGTGCTATTGTCATTTGCACCGCTAAAGTATGACCATTTTTTTCGCTCAACTGATTTAACAGTAAAAAATTTATAAGTGTGATAATATTCCTGTGTTGTAAATACGTCCATGTTATTCCAAGCGGAAATTTGTTTTGGTGAAATCTCAATTGAAAAGGTTAAAGACGTACCGATAAACATTTCATCCGTTATATTTATGTTTGCTGTTAATTGACCGCTTACACTTGTGAATGTTTCACTAAGTAATACACGACCATCTGAACGTTTTATAGTTATTAAAAAATCACTTGTAGACGCGTCGTCAAGAATTATAACTCCGTACATTATTAAACTTAATTCGAAATCTCCTCCCCATCTTGTAGGGTAAAATGAATTATTTTGCGTAATAGTTACGGTATCGTTAACCGTATCCATAGTCGCGACGTATCTTGGACTATAAGGCAAACCGTCGCCACCAGGATCGTTTTTCTGACTTATTAATACAAGATCAAACGGATTAATCAAATCAACTTTTACCAAGTTATTAGTAGCTGTACTTTCTGCATTACAGTAAACGTACCAATCGTTATATTCTTGTGTTGATTCTAAAGGCATATCAATAACAAGATTATATTTTGCTTTGATCAAATCAATTATTGTACGCCCTTGAATAGCTGGTCTCAGTTCGGAAGATTTTAAAGTTTTTGTACTTGTTGGGTCTGAGCCCGCAACATAAAAAACATTATCCAAATAATTAGTTTCAGTATTTAATCTTCTTTGAAATATTCTATTTCTTGAAATTAATGGCACGTAATATTTGGCCCCTGAGGAATGAACTTTAATAGAACTTAACGAGCTAAACACATCATTTGGCAACCATTTTATTTCAACTGGAGTTTCTGGCAAATCATTAATTAAATCGCTTCCCATTCTAGTCTGCAACGAAATCATTGTCGTTGTAAAATTGGCAGTAAATGATTTTATAAATCCATTTTCTTCTCTAACTTCGGTAAGTTTCAATTTACCGGTTTGGCTCAATAATCCATTGCTGTATATTTTGCACGCGAAAACATTGTCTGTTTTTGTTTTGAATACTTTTGTGTTTCCAACAAATCCAAAAATACGCTGATTGTTTAATGTTCCAGGGAAAGTAAACGACAAACTAAAAGGCGAAAATATTTTCGATAAATCGGTTGTATCCTTCAAAACGTACTTCATATTTATTGATTCGTTTTTTGCTAAATCAATTTTATAAAAGTTTTCGTTATCGATGGAAATATATATTTCGGTTTGGAGATTCATCGCTTTTCTAATTCTTTTTTTACTTCTATATAAAATTCAAGCGTGTCTAATGCTAATTTCTTATGCAAAGAAATAATTTTATCAACCAAAACTAGAGACGCTTGTTTTGCCGTGTGCTTAACCTCACTTGTTGTGTTGTGATCAAATGTGCAGCTTAACATTTCTACAAATATTTCTTCTGCTTCTTCTTTTGGTGTCATAATATTATTATTATCTTAAATTATTAATTCGATCCATAGTCACATCAAAAGTCAAATCATAATTAATTTTTCCTTTATCATTCAAACGAGTTTTTTTAACGAAACTACTATTTCCATTTGTAACTGGAATCTGTTTAAATGTTGAATAAAAACCTAAATCCAAAGTAGTCACTGTATCATTGTCAACTGTGTAAATAGTACTATCAACTGTTACTGTAGTACTATCAACTGTTAAACCTTCTTGAACAACTGTAAATACTTCACCTGTAAATTCTAATAAATAAACCAAAGGCGAATAAATTACTTCTTCTATTTGTTCAATCATTGTTTCGTGAAGGTCTCCCGTATTAATCGTATACGATTGTTCAGTTGCATCAATTGATCTAACTTTTGAATGAATCACATTGTTATTTATACTGTTTGGATTTCGATATAGTCTAGGGTTTGTATCTGAATTTACCTTTATATTTTTAATCGCTTTTCCATAAGGCGTGAAGTAATCCCACAAACCTAAACGATTTATGTAAACCACTAAATACTTGTCACCTAGTTGAGGCTTGCAATTTGTAACTGGATTGACCGTACTTGAAATTATATTTTCGCTTGTGCAGGCTTCCAATGTCTTTGTATAGTCAAAATCACGTTTAAAATATTGTATTTTTTCGGTGTAATTCCTTGAATAATTAATAGGCAACAACCCTAAATAAGGCTGCGATAATCCAAGTTCCCCCAACTGTTCAAAGTCATATCTATAACCAAGGGTGGCGAAGTTCGTAGTACTTGATATAGCAGCTTCTACGACATCGCCATCATTTGTCACTTGGTATTTGGTTTGAAAGAATACGCCTTCACCCGCAACACTTGGAGCATCGTTTCCGCTAGTCCATGCAAATTTAGTTCCGGTTATGTGGCTGCGTATTATTTCAGCTATTTGAAAGTTAATGTAAGTATCTAATTTAGAAACTTTATCCGATACAAGTGTATAACTGGCTAATGTTGGCGGTGCGTTTAGATTTCCGTTCCAAACATATAATTCACAAACTACACTTTTAATTGTGTTGTCTGATGCAATATTGCGGATTCTTAAATTAATTGGTGAACCGGTAAGGTAAATTTGGTTTTCGCTGGTTATAGTTGTTGGTGTGATCATTTATTAATGAGTATTGTAATTGTAAATTTCATTTTTTACTTCCTCATAAAAAGATTGTCCGTAATCAATTTTAGTAGTTCCACTTTCTTCTAACGATATTTTATCTAATTGTAATATCATTTCGTCACAATGATAAATGGCTAAATCTTTTACATAACAGTCTAATGAATGATATGTGTCTACGTCTGCAAGTTTTTTATTTATAGTTGTAAATATTTCAATCGCTTTTTCTTTGGCTTTTTCCATAATTTCTATTTATTTTTAAATGGATATAAAATACTTTCTGTTAAATCTTTTTTTATAACTTCGATACCTTCTGGTAATAATTCTTTAATTGTAATCATCAATGCATCAAGTTCACCGCTTTTCTTTCCTGCTGGCCTTACATCTTTACCGTAAACATTCTGATAAAAAGTCAATCTTGTATCAGGCTTTACAGCAAAGTTAATCGAATTTTTTAAACTACCAGTTAAAACACGTGTTGTTCTTCTGGTCTGCCTATATATTTTCTCACCTAAGATATTAAGATTATCCTTAATTATCTTGTCCGCTGTTATCTGTTGCCGTGTCCTGCGTTTTGCCATTGTTAAAACTTTTCAAAAAGTTCTTAATTCCGTTGATGCCTAAGCTTTTTCTTGTTGTGGCTTTCGTTGCTTTTGTTTCAATTCCAACGCGCCCCGATGCTGTCTTACGAATTACTTGGTATGGATTTCCATTGTCATCAACCCAAATCAAACTATAAGGTTCATCTTTAGGCCACATTGCTTTTAAGTTTTCTTCTAAATCAGAGTTATCACCAAATTGCCCATAAAAAACTTCGGTAAAAGTTGGTATTCCTTGTAAATTTATCACGTAACTTATACTTCTTTTCAAACGTCCAGTATCAACGTGCGCGCTTTTCTTGCTTTTATCAACGATTTCACGTGCTATACTTTGCAATTCTGACGTACTACGCATTACAATAGCCTGTATTTGGAATTGAAAAAGTAATATCAAATACAAAACCGTCTAAATTCGCACCTCCGAATCCCGACAATGGTTCTAAATCTGAAATACTTTCAATATTAATATTAGTATCAATTTCCAATCTACGAACGTAATTAATAAAATTCATTGCAATAGAATCACATTCGTTTAAATTGTCAATCCAATTTGACTCTTCTAAAATCTTGGAAGGTTTTATTTTTCGATTGCTATCTCGTTGTTGTAAAATGTGAATTGTATAGTCATATAATAGCAAATCGTCACCCGGTGCTTTTGAATTAAATTGAATAGCAACTAATGGATAAATGTTTTCTTTCTTTACGTCAATAGCTTCTAATGAAATAGTATGTACCATTTCATCCTGTTGAAATTGATTTATAATGTAGTTTGTTATTTTGCTTATCATTTTATATTTTCTACAAATTTTTTATGCAACAAATAATTACCCCAAAAAAGAAAATCTTGTGTTCGCATTTCCATTACTTCTAAATGCTTCATTGGGTCTCCTTTTGAAATCAAATAAACCAACTCAACCCACCCCCCATACATTTCTGCAAATTCCTTACGATATTCGTCGCCGATTGAATTTAATTGACTTTCAATTGTGCTAGGCATTGGAGGCGGATTAAAGATAAATTCAAAATCTTCTTTGACCTGTTCAATCTGTCTTGCATAATCTTCGACAATTTCAAAACACTCTTGCTCTGTCTTTGGCATTTGTCCATTCAAAAGTAAATAAAATTTTTCAATAATATCTATTGAATCATCACTTTCTTTTTGTAATGACTTTGCATACTCTTGCAAGTCAATAAATTCACCTGCTTTTAGTTCAGTTATTTTATGCATAGTGTTGAGTTTCCGTTTATTTCATTATCATAAATTACATAGCGCGTAGGGTCGATAGTATGATTTTTCTTGTCAATTGGCGTTTCTATTTTTCTGATATCCCAACAATAAGTATTAAATTCGTCAATCATTTCTTTGCTTTCTGGATCGATTATTATTTCATATTCTTTAATAGCTTTTATCCCGGCAAGTATTGAGCTGCCATTTAAACCTCCGCCTTTAAAACATTTTTCTATATTCAATCCTAATGTTTGAAGCCTGAAAATATCGTCAATTTTTGCAGCGTCACCAAGTATTAAATTTAATCCTACAATGTCTTTTATCTTTTCATAAACCTGTTCTGCCAATATTCCACTTTGATATAAATGCAGTTTAAGCCACGCTTTTTTTCTTTTGTTGTCAATAGCAACCTCAACTAAAGTTGTAGGATCGTTAAACCCAAAATCCATTCCAAAAGTAGTTGGCAGCTTATCAGGATTAAACGCACCTATTTCATATTCAAATATTACGCCTTCTGCAATTTCTCGGAATGCTCCAAGGATTGTGTTTTTATAATTCTTTGCTTCCTTAATTATTTTTTTATCTTTTGTTTCTGGATGTTTAAGCCAATATTCGTAAACCAAACGCAATCTTTCGTACTCATTCCAGTTATGAGGAGCCATGTTTTCCTTTCCATTATCTAAGTAAGTGGTATGAATGTACATTACATTTCCAATTACTCCATTAAAACCATCCGGTACACCTAAATAAAACTGAGTATAAAGCCAATGATCTTTTGTAGGCGGGTTAAAAACAATTATAGATAATGCCTGCACATCATTAGCGCGTATAGAACGCTTAATCTTTTCCCAGTCATCAAATGAAGTTAACTCCTCGCCTTCTTCTGTTGTAAATACAGAATAACCTTCAATAGATTTTAATTTTGCTGTCTGTTCGCCTGAACTTGTTTTTTGCCCGGTAATTGAAATTAATCCTTTTCCTGATTTTGAAGTATAATCGTTATTAGCAAAGGTAAAACGATCTTGAATGTTTAATATTTCTAAACGATTATCCAACGCTCTTGTAATAGAATTACTTGTAGAGCTCATTGTATAACGAGTGTATAAAATACGGTGATTATAACTGTCAGCAGCTACCCCTGTCCACACTCCTTTTGCAAATGTTTTTCCAGAATCACGACCACCTGATATTAAAACAATATCTACGTTAGGGTACTTGCCTTCCAATAATTCAAATAATGGGTAGTATTTCTCTGAAAACTTAATCATTTCTTTTCAAATATAATCCTAACCGGTTCTTTTGGCTGCTCCGTTTTATCAGTAAAGTCAACGGCTTTTAAAGTTGGCACACAAAATTTTGAAAGTTCAGTAATGGCGCGTATTCTTTCGGCTGGTTTTAAGCTCTCTAAATCTTCTTTTAATTGTTCAAGGTTACATTCTATCAAAGATTTAAAAGCGTCTCTTATTGAGGCTGTATCCTTGTTAGGTACACCAGCAACCCTCCCGCCTGCTTTTAATCCTTTTGGCATAACTACTTTAACTACTTTAGTAAATACAAATTTACAAAATTAATTCAAACTAACGTCAACTTCATTCATATTTTCGTCATACTCACATATTTTTTCTCCTAATACGCTTAAAAATGGATATGAATTTATGCAAATTTCTTCGGCTTCATCAATATTATTTGCCATAATATTTTGACCAATGAATTGTTTTAATAAGCCATCTGTGTTGTCGATGGCTTGTAGTGTTGTGATGTAGGTTTTCATATTATTTTCATTCCTAAACGTTCCTCAGCTTCTTGTTTTGTGATTGTTTTAACTATTTCATTCCATATACCTTCGTGAAAAATTATATCTCGTCCATTCGCTAAACATATCCCCATTGAACATTCAATTAAATTAAATGATTTTGAATTTAATTGTCTGATATCTTTTATAGTTCCAAACTTGCAAAATACTCCTTTTTCATACCCCCTCCTAACAGCTTCTTTTTCTAAAGCGTCTTTAATTTCTTGTGGTGTGGCTGGTATGCATTGGCCTTTTATATATCTAGTCATTTCATTAAAATCTTTTTCATCTTCGCACTTCATCCAAATTCCGCTTACTCCAATTCCATAATAAGTTTTATTATCTAGATCAAAATAACATATCCAATTAGGATATTCATCACGATGTTTATAATATCCAGTATGTTCTTCAAACACCTCAGGAAACACTTCTTTCAAAGTCATTTCCGCATTTTCTTTAATAAATTTCTTTGTTAGTTTCATAGTTTGTATATTATTTATTCATCTTCATTTATAAATATATCTTCATCACTTTTACAATTAGGACATTTTCCGTCTTCTAAATCTTCTGAATCTAAATAAGTGGAACACTGTCTGCATATAAATTCTTTATCTTCATCTGTTTTCATATCACTTCTATTTTTATAATTAATCCATCCTCTTTAGCCAACACTTCCAAACGTTGCAAGGATATAATTCTAGTGCCGTTTAACCAACGATCTAATGTAGTTGGAAGTAGATTATGTTTTATAGCGTATTGTTTGTTTGTGAGCTTTGATTTTTGGATTATGGATTTTAGAATTGCCTGGGTTGTTGTCATATCGTTAATTTATATACCATTCTTTTGATGGATTATTATGATGTATTACCACAAATGCTTTACTGCTACCAGGATCTTTATCAGAATACAAATAAAAACCGTTGCAATATTTTTCAGGATCTTGAGTGGCTAAACAAATATCAAAATCATCTACTGCAATTCTGTATTCGTAGTAATATCTAAAGCCTTTGTATTCTATAAATTTTTTGTTCATAATTATATATTTATCCAGTTATTAATTAATTTTTTACCTGCCAAGTTGATGGCTCCAAATTCAGTAGTTGTAATGTCAAAAAACAATCTATGTTTACAAACCGCGTCTTCCATTTCAAATCCAAATATTTTGTTATCTTCTTTTGTGAATTTTGTTCTTTGTTCGATAAAAACAAATTTTTTACTACCTGTGTTTGTCAACATTTCTCCAACATTAAAAGTAAATGTTGTTTTCCCGTATTTTTTTGTAATAATGTTTCCGGTAGTTGTCATAATTCCTATTTTTTAATTGTTGTTATCTGAGTACAAATATACAAATGTTATTTAGATAAACAATCCGTTTTGGATTATATTATTATAATTTATAATCATTCTAAACAACTACCCGTGATTCAACCGAAACAATTCCTCACTCAATCCCCTCCACTTCTCATAATCCCCAATTTTAAACGCTTCTTTAATTTCGATTTTTAATTGTTCTGGTCGTGATGCGATTGATTGGTATTGGTTGCATTCTGTTTTACCTTTTACTTTGCAAAGGAGATAGCAATGTTTGCAGTTAGTTGACATAATCAATAAATTTTAAATTTTATATATTCCTCTCCTTTTTTAACAATCGATTTAAACACGTGCATTTCATAAATAAAACGATCATCAACTTTGTATTTTTTTACCAAACAATCGATAAAAGATTTACAACAATTATCTATATCACTTGCCTTAGAACTAAACCCAAACTCAATAGCTAATTTAATATTCTTTTCGTCTGGTATTGTTATAACCGATGGCAGCATTAAAAGACAATTTTGTATAAAAATATCGTATTTATCAGTTCTAAATTTGCGACCTTTAAACGCTTCATTTACGCTTAAAGGTTTTATTTGTAGCGTGTAATTCATAATTAAAAATTATCTTCAATTAAATAAGGCAAACTATCAGTATTCACATCAAAATTAAACGGTTCAAATGAAACGCCTCTACTATATGGATTCGAAACATTAATAGTTTTATCATCGTTAACTTCTAATTCAATAACACTTTCTGCTTTCTTTAAAACATAAGTTCCTAAATGTCCTAATGGCTTCCCAGTTGCCCCTGATTTATGAATAACAGTTGTTATGTGAATATTATAATCATAAGTCCATCGCATTAAATAATCACTCGCTTCTTTACTCATAATTAT